ACTGCACCGACTGCATCTTCAACAATATCAACGGCACCGCCAACAACTTCCCCGACAAGATCGACTGCACCTTCAACGATATTAGCAACAAACGACATATTAAGTTGTCCTATTCAACGGTAGTTTGCCCAAGGTTACGTACGCTCTTGACCCTCCGGTAGCTTTACGCCCCACGGCAATTTTAGTGTCAAGTTTGTCTGCGTAGCGTTTCCACGCCTTAAACGCGCTATCGTATATAGCCCCATCGTAGTCAGATACGTAGCGTTTGACGCCTATTTTCTGCATGTGCGTAAAATACTTTAACCCGTTAGCTACAAAATTCTGAGCTGTGTCTATGTTGAGCGCACGGCCCCACATCAAATCTTTGTTCTCACCTTTGCCCCGATGCCCAATAAATACGGTATTGCCTATCTGCACCATATCAGTATCTTTCATAGTCATCTCTTTGGCTATGCCAGCCATAGCTGCTGCAGGGGTTATGTTTCCGAGATCAAGCTCTCCGAGCGCAGTAGTTATGACCGTAGGGGCTGGTAGAGGTCTTTCTTTACTGTCCACAACAGTTTGCATCCTACACCTCCGCAGAAAATATTGCCGCAGAGTATATATTACCCATGCCAGCGGCTAGACTAAGGAACGGCCCTCTTGGGGCTGGCGCATCGTAGGACAGGAACACGTCATCGTCTTCAGTCCTATTGAGGATTTGTGGTACAATACCGCGTTTCATGTCATTTAGCAACAGCCCTGTCTCTAATAACCCACTAGCGCCCATCGTATGCCCTACTCGTTGTTTGTATGAGGTAGCGACAAACTCTTTAAGACTACGCTCTAGCGCCGCTTTCTCTGCCGTATTGTTGACTGCAGTGCCTGTGCCGTGAGTCTTTACTACTGTTATATCTTCCTTACGTACCCCCGCTACATGTAAGGAACCTTCAATTGCTTTAGAGTACCCCTCGCCATCGGGGCGTTGCCCAAGTGGGTTTGTGTTGTCTTCGGCAGACGTATACGCTCCAAGAAACCTAGCTTCGGGGTTATTCAGCCCCACGTGGTCTTTTTCAAATATACATAGTGTAGCGCCTTGCCCCAAGAAGAACCCTTGGTTGGTGCTGTCAAAGGCAGAAGGCCGTATTTGATCTTCATCCTTGTACTGCAGGCTGGCTCCAGCTTCCCCGAAAAACTCTAGTGTAAGGTTGTTAACCGCATCTTCTCCACTGAGCACGATAACACGGTCAAACCCAAAGTTGTTCATCAAGTTTTGAACATCCATCATAACTTTTAGGCTCGAAGCACAGGCGCTAGCGTCCGTAGATACATGGTCGTGCACGTGAAACATGCTTGCGATACGCCCCGCGTATATGTTTGTCAGCACAATAAACGGAACTTTGACCTTGTAGTGCAGCTCGGCGTCGGGGTTTTTGTCGTACCTGTTACTATTGCTCATCCAACCTTGGTTACCCGCAGCAAATATAAATCCTGTTTTACCCTTTACAGGGTTATCTTTAACGTAATTCAACGCTTCAGGGGTAACTACAGTTTCTAGTAACGTGTGAGGAGGATACTTTAACCCAGACTTAGCACGTCTAAACGTAGACGGTATAATATGCGCGTGCTGCGGAAAGGCTATGTCAGGCACAAGAGTTGTGTCGGTGGTCGAAGTGCTGAAGAATTTAGATAAATATATCATGCGACAGACTCCATAGCAGCTTCTACAGAATCAAAGTCTTTCTGTTTATTTTCCAGCATATAGTCTCGTACTTCTTGCAGGGAGCCTACAGGAATGTTGAAGTCTTCCGTTTCAGGTACGCCGTATATGTCAGATATGAGCACCAGAGTGAGAGTTACATCTAGGCTATCCAGCCCAATGTCTTCTTCTTTAAGGGAAATATCTAGCGTTGTGGGTTTTGTGTAGTCGTCTAAGTGAAGTTTAGTTTCGCGGACGCAAGCGTCGAATAGTTCTAAAAAGTCCATTTTGCACCTATTTGTTAAGGGTGCCTACATCATACATTACTTACAAAGGTCATTGCAACAGAAGCTGATGCCACCGCGGGCCTTGGAGATGCCGCTGCGTGTGCATGTAGCTCTACGTTAGTGTTGTCTGTAGACCAGAACACTTCAACATAATCGCCAGCGACGAGATCAATAGACCCGTTCCAGTTAGCTATATCTTTCTTACCGTTACCACTTATAGTGTACTCGTGGTCGCTATAAGCTACATTCGTACCGTTCTTTTTTAACCATACAGAAACTGCTTTGGTTGAACTGTTTGTAGATTCTAGCTGCAAGGTGGTTTTTAAGTGATACACTCCCGGGTTTGCGACTGTAAGCCTAGAGTTACTTACTACACTTACCGCGTTGTTGGCTCGTGTAGTATTAAATGTAATGGCATAACCTGTGTCAACAGCCGAAGCTGTTTGGTCTACAGTGCTATAGAACACTCCGTACGGCATATATAGAACTTTACCACCTACATCGGTGCTAAGTACCGTGTTTACTGAGCCAACAAACCTATTGAAGAACAGGCGCAGCACGTTGCTATTCTGGTCCATAAAGGGCCGATCATAGGTTTCTGGCGCTAGGGGAAGCGCAGGAGGCGCTACCTTGTCAATCTCGTTAGGCATTATCGCCTCCCGTCAGGGCGCATATCAATCCGAGGCGCTCCTAGCTGCCATGTAACACCTGCTTCTGTGGACTCTACTTTCATCGCAAGTTGTCTACCACGCACGCGCGTGTATATCTGCCCCGTATACTCTTCTACAGGTAGTACAGCCGTACGTGTTATAGCGCGAGTGTTACTGCCTCCTTCAGACGTAGGGTTGTTATACCCTGCACCAGAGTTAGCCAACGGTAACAACGTCATTGTTGCACTAGGTGAACCTGCAGTAGAACCATCAAACCTGATGTCTGGCAAAATACGCCATATAAATGCGAATTGATGGCCGTCTTCCAGATCAAACTCCGCGGAAGATACGAACGCGTGGATAGGTAGAGTTTCCTCCCCAGCGTTGTCATCTACACCCTGCTCATGGTTTACAAGGTTACTATCGTATGTAGCCGCAAGAGGGCTATCGCGTAGGCCAGAATCCAACCAAGCTGTACGAGACATCGTCCCGTAGTACCAAACATCTTCTAAGTAGTTGTACACCACGTAACGATCCGACACTGTTTTACCCGTCGAGCAGTAGAACCACCATATTTCGTGATAGGATTCGTTGGTGCCAGAGACAATCTGGTCGTACTGTTGTGTGTTAAAGTCGTCAAAGATGAACTTACGTAAATCGCAGCGTAGAGGTTGCGTCCGCCCATCATATTTGTAGAACTTATCTTTGCCCATCCAGTAAGCTACGCCGTTTGCGTAGGCTACAGCGTTCTGTCCAGCAATAGAGATGTTTTCTCCAACAAGCTGTGCGGACCAAACAACAGGCGCACCAACGTATTGCATGGCGTACAAAGCGGAATCGGTCCAGACCAGAACCTCCTGCCGCGCTTGTTTAGATGTAACGATCTCACTACCACGGGATAACGTGAGAAACCCAGCCTGTGACGTTGCAGACGGTGTCCAGTTTACCGCGCTGCCTTGGTCAGACCACCGCACCAGCATAGGGTTTACTATAGACGTGCCAAACTCGTTTGCGCCGAAGGCAAACACAAAACGATTTATGTCTGATATTTCTAGGCAATTCTGCGTTGTTGGTACGCCCGACGCGCCTGATAGCGTGCTTAGTTCTACCCCCCGGCTACTTATTCCTGAACTAGCTTCCCAATAATATATAGCCCCACCACGAGGACCGAAGATTAAATCTTCCCCAAAGTTGGATTGAGTCCAGAGTCGAATAGACTCCACAGAAGTTTCACCTACACCCCACGTACCGAACCCCCACGCGGATGCTCCCCAACCAGTAATAGGGATGGCAAACCCCGTACCGACATTGATCTGGTACGCTGCGGTGACTGTGCCGCCACCTGTTGCGCTAGAGCTTGCATTTGCTCCAGCGTCTATCGCATACTCATTCACCGCTTCAGTAAAAGTTATTTCGTATTCACCATTTAGAGTAAGGCCGCCTACGGCGGTAGCGCCGCTGAAAGTAACAAAATCCCCGTCTTTATACCCCCCAGCAGCGTCTGTAACCGTAACAATAGGCGAACCCGATACAGTCTCAAACGGATTTGTAAGCGTTTCTGTAGCGCGTAAGGGAGTTATATCGTTATACTCTCCACCGTTTTCTAGGTAAAACTTTAGGTTTGTTCCAACCCCAATCAGGTTTTGACTACCCAAGGTTACCCAGTTCCATAATGACCTACAAATACCTTGGAAAGTAGATGCAGATATACGTTGCCACCCGCCTATCTTTTCGGGCGTACCTTGCCTAAAACGAATTTTATCGCACTCGTACCAGCCACCTTCGCTCGTATAACGTGTGTTTTCGCGGTTCACACCAGCTTTTAAAAGTAGCTTCTTTAAAGGCATCGTAAGTCTCCATTTACTAAGGTACTACACCATACTCATAGTTTAGTCCATCAGTTCAAAGTGTGGTCCGTCGATGAATGGGCGTTTTCCTTGACTGCGGCGCAAGTCAACATAGGCGTTCATGGCTTCTTCCATTGTGCCATCCCAATCGCGGATGTCATCAATATGCCAAGCGGCACCCCACCGTACAGCAACCCCTACATCAATAGCTCCCTGCTTCACAGCATCCGCAAGGTCATCGTACAAATTCAGTTCCCACGATCCACGCGAACCCACATAAGCCATGAGGTCTAAAGCGCGACCTTCGATGTGTTTGGACTTCATCGTTTTCGATGCGCCCTTATCTACGAGTTCACGCTGTTCTTCTATGGTTCTCAGCCCACATATTACACCAAAGTCGGTTTTTGTGTGGCCTATAGCTGATTTTGCGACGGCGACTAGACGCTCGTCTACGCCTTCCATACGGTCAAGGCTGCGCTGTGATAATTTAAAAGTCATTTCATTTCACCCTTCATGTTCATAAGGCCGTCGTGATCTCGGCCAATATACTTCAAATCGTTCTCAATCAAAGCAACTCTTTGCTGCAACGCCGTAACCTGCCCAATGGAGTTAGCTAAGTTAGCTAGTTCATCCCAGACCTCATCAGATTCATCCCAAAGATAGTCTATCTCCATAGCGTTATCTTGAACATCACGCCTGAGATTCACGTTGTCTTCGATAGCCATCTTAGAGCCAAGTTGACTAACGGTTTCTTCAAGGCTTGTTATTGTTGCAGCCTGCTGTGATACCCACCACACACCAGCCGCGAGTTGTACAGCCATAGCTGCCACAAGGGCTACAGGTAACTTTAAGTTTTCCATCACTTCCTCTTAAACAAAGCCTGTGCACCGCGAACACCGAAGCTGGCGCTTATCGCGATACCTAAACTATAAAAATACCAATCTGGCGCTTTGGAAAGCTGCTCAAACCCACGATCTACCCACCCCTCTGCACCGGGTATGAAGGCCAGAATAAGCGGGATTGACAGAACAATTACGAACCACTCGTCTTTCCAGCTTGATTTAGCACCCTCTGCCATAATGCGCTCCCAGTCGGCAACGCTTGTATGTTCAGATAACATGATCTTGGCCTTGGCTTCCGCCTCGGTCAGCTTGAGCTTGGCCTCTGCGGCCTGCTTAGTAGTCTTTGCGTCCAACCATCCGCCAGCAAGGCTAGCTATTGGACCTATCAGAGCTTGAAGCATTCTTACTCTCCATTGCATTAAAACCAAAATATGCAGCGGCTATGCCGGATGCACCAATCACATACACAGCAGCAATCTCCGCCATCAACTTCGCTGCCGTCTCTAGGCCCGTCATAGAAGCCACTAGGATAACCAAAGGGTATAAGATCATACCAGATAGCGCAAACCAAGTCATGCGCCTCTGCGCGTCTCTCTTGGCGTCTGCGTCTTCCATGCGACGGCGACGATCTTCCAACATAATCTCATGCTCAACCGGATCAATCTTTCCGTTTCCGTTCAAGTCGTACTCGTTTGGCATCTTCTATCCTCTTGGCGTAAGCAATTGCGTGGTGCTTGTGATGGGTTATTATAACAACTTTTCCACATTTGTCATATACAACGTAATCTCCTCGTTTATTTTGGAATAACCTCAAAGCAGTACACCGTGGTTTGACTTGTCGTTATCAAGACTTTTGCATCCTCAAGTGCTTCTTCGCACTCGTTTTGAGTAGGAAACTGATTGAGTTGATAGTGTTCGATATTGTTATTTATAACTTGAAACCAGACTAAGAACCACATTTTTAATCCCCCTTGACCCTTGTACGTTGCAAAAGCTCTAAGACCTCTTTAAACTTTCGACCTGATTTCGAGGCTAAACCCTCAATGATTATTTCAATACTCTGATCGAACTGGCGAATGATTTGTTTGTCAGTCATCACCAACGCCCCTGATAACGGCCCCAGTAGTAGAAGCCTGTGACAATCCCTAAAGCCGCAATGATAAATACAACTGAGCCAAGAACAAAGTTAATGACGTTGTCTATCATCTCCTGCTTCTTATAAGCCTCTTCTCGACGTATCCTACGCATCTCGCCCTCTATCTGGAGTACCTCCTCCCAAGCAGAAGGACCGTAAGTCCATGATATATGGTCTTTTATTTCCTTTCTCATGGCCTCCATCTTCTTTTTCTGAGCAAAGATTTCAATGGCGCTGGCGCTGTTATCCGCCATCATCTTATAAAATGGAGGGTTCTTTGTTTTGTCTTCAGCATACTGAAAGTCAGAAAAAGCGGCTCCCCACTTTGCGAGAGTGCCGCTCATTTCTTGAATATCCTTGCCCGCACTAATACCCTGCTTCAGAATATTAAACGCGCTAGTGGCTAGACCGACCGCTGTAATAGGGTCAATCATTTTGTCAGCCCATCTTAGTCAGCACTGCTACTAAGAGTGCAATGATAAAGCCTGTCGTGCCGATCATAATGGCCTCCATGCGCTTGACACGTCCAAACAGGTCTTTGAATTGGATTCGCATTTCTGTTTGCATGGCGATTACCTCTTTCTCAAGACCATCAATCCGCTCGTGCGCGGAAGCTACTGTACGTTTGTCCATGTCTTATTACCTTATGAGATAGCGTAGAAGATATAGTTGCCGCCAGATGCGTTAAAGTCACTATTTGTAGTGTCTACTTTAAACCCAGTTGATTCTGAATCAATAACATCAGCGTACGATGTCCCGGTGGCGTCGTTCAAGGTTATAAGACTATCGTTACCCGACGCAATTCCTCTTACAGTGTCTAGCACCCACCAGTCGCCCGAAGCGTCTGTTCTTTTTATAAGAATAAACCTAGCGCCACTCGTAAAGCCACAGTCGATAGTCTGACTTCCGCCGTTGCCCGTGTAGGAACCAATTTTACTTATTCCAGCTAAACTGCCAAAAAGATAGGCTACAAAAGTCCCTCCGTTCTGGTTTGTTTGACCACTTGTGCCAAGCGAGAACGTAGTAGCTGTTGCGTCTGTGTTATTCCAAGCGGTAGAAGTAGTTTCTATAGCATTCGCCACATCTAGGTAGATACGGTGAGTGCCGCCAAAACTGTTTAAGTATACTTCCCAGTTACTGTTTTGGCTTCTTTTCTTCACCCAGATCATTTCAGGTACAGCACCCAGATTATGGCTTACAGTGCGTCCTGCTGTTCCGTTGCCCATGTACGGCACTACGGTAAAGAAGGATTTAGCAGACTTCCACATCCAAGAGAAAAAGGTAGCATTATTAACCGCGTCTGCATAACCATCCATCCAATCCCACTGAGCATTTCCGCTTGTCGTCACTGCTGCAGCACTATCAGTTCGCAACATTTTGTTGCCAAGAATCCTAGTCAAGGCATTTTTTTCGTCTGCGGTGTTGGGTCTAGCCCGAAGTGCAAAATCTGCTGGAAACGTAGTTGATGATCCTGTATTAGTGCGGAACCAAGAACCTGAAGTTCTGCCAGTAAGCCCGTCCATATTAAACACCTCAGTCCCAACCGCGGGAGCTATCATCATAGGCGCACGGACAGCCATGTAGATGTAAGTTCCACCGCTAGAGCCACCGCCACCGCCTTCGCCATACGTTTTAAAACCTGTAGATGTTATAGAGGGGTCCATCTCTGCATTTTCTGAATTATCTACATTTGCGCGTAGTTGTTGAAAATTATCTCCTACTGCGCCTGTATCCTCCCAACCACGCATCTTATCAGCAATAGCCCAGTTACCTGTAGATACGCTTTTAGTTAATAACCACTGAGGCTCGAACCCCAAGTTAACTTCAACACCATTGCTAGAGTTAGTATAACTCCCACACTGGATCATAGAGTCAGCCGCTGTGCTGTGTGCGAAGAGGTAGACAATATAATCTTGTCCAGAATAGTTTGAACCAGAGCCTACTGAGAATTGTGTGCTAGTAGGCTTAGTAGCACCAAAGACATTTCCTGCGTTATTTGCCGCATAATTTTCACTAAGCCGCATTTGTTTTGTTTCTGGACTGGCATTCATGCTTCTATGATAAACCCACCACTCACCTTGTGCTGAACTGCTGCGAGACTTGATAATCATCATACCAACTTCTGCGCCTAAATCATGCGAAAGTGTTCTTGTAGTAGCTCCATTCCCAGAGAATGTTTGTATATCAAAAAATTTAGCCTGCTTTTTAAAACTCCAAGAGGCGTAGTTATATTGACTATTATTCCATTTAAAATCTGCGGCAGTAGAGCTAAATCCTGTTGACGAAAAACTAAATTGTTCTCCAGAAGAAAAAGTTTGCTCTTGCGTATCTGCGTTACAGTTTAAATATTTAGTCCCACCGCGAACAGTATCCATCAGCATGTGATTTTGATTTGCATCTCTGCATTTTATCCACACAAGACCGCCATCACCAGCAAAATCAATGCCGTTATTTACGGACAGTGTGCCACTGTTGCCCTCGTACAAATACGTTGAAAAGTTAGAAGCTACGTCAGGTTCCACGTTTCCCGCTGTAGGCCAGATACCTTGTTTGGTATAACTAGCGGCCTGATCCATAGTCCACATGCCTGAAGCAGTGCTATTTAAGTAAGGTCCACTTGGAACTACTTGTTCTTTGGATACTATGCCGCCCGGCCAATCTTTAATAGACATTATTCATCCTCTACCGTATTGTCAGCGTCCCAAGTCTTAGTATCTTCATTCCATTGATACATCCCAGACGTATCTGGGGGAGAAACAGGAGGAACCATAGCGCAGGTACCTTCATCAAAAGTCCACGATTTCCAAGTAGGGTTATTTTCAGCAAACACCGCTTTTACCGCGTTCTGTTTCGCTAGAATTTCTTCTGCGGTCATGTCTTCGCAAGCCCAGATGTCGGTGTATGTCCCCGCCATACCTTCAACCAACCCGTAAGAAACTGTCTGGTTTTTCTCGTATGGGCCTAAAATAGGAGCTTCTACTCGCACGAAAGGGCAATATTCAGGGGGAAGATTATTAACGTCAATATCAGGGAACGCTTGTATAAAGTTCCACTCAATAATTGGATGCTCATAAGGCTGTCCGTCACGAATTTGTATATAGAGCTTCATCTATAAATCTCCTGTATTTGTACTTGGGAACGTTCGATTCGTTCCGTCAAAAGAGTAAATGATTCTAACACCGCCAGATGACCAACTGCCAGCACTGTTACTGCCCCGACCGCCACCAACTTTACCCAGATTATTATAAACACCGTCATTATTATTGTCACCGCCAGAGCCGCCCGTCTGATTGTCGGCAGAAACACCGCTTGTTCCTTCACCTAACAAACCAACTCCTCCACCAGCACTGCCGTTACCGGATTCACCCGCGCCCGCTCCGCCAGAACCATTGGTCCCAACAACTGCAACATAACTTCCTGAAGCATTGGTTAAGTAGCCCCCAGTACCGCCGTTACCTGAATAACCTCCAGCACCGCCACCTCCACCGTAGGCGCGTGGACCCAAGCTACCACCTGAAGAACCGGGACCGCCAGCCCCGCCGTTACCACCACCATCACCATTGTAAGCACCGCCAGAACCGCCTGTGCCGTTTGCGCCGTTCATACTACCAGAATACCCTCCGCCGCCGTAGGCAGTGGCAGTGTTTATGACATAGCTGTTGCCACCTTGGCCGGGTTCCGTAGTGGCCCTAGCGCCAACTTCTACTTGTAAGCTCTGTCCTGCGGAAACACCATAATTATTCTTGTAGCCAAGGCCACCACCGCCGCCGCCACAGCCTCCGTTTTGGTAAGAGCCGAAACTACCACCGCCGCCAACACAAACCCACGAAAGGGTTGAAGGGTTTAACCCCGCAGGCACTACAAAAGTGTACGACCCCGAAGTTGTGTACTCTACTTGTTGAGGGGCGGATGGTGTTGCGGTCGTTGTTCCTGCATCGCTGTAGCCCCCTAAGTTCTGAGCTTGAACTGCTATATTGTAAGTTGTACCGTTAGTAAGCCCTGTAATTGTCAAGGGAGAGGCGCTACCTGTTACTTCCACATTAAACGTAGAAGTGTTAGCTGTTCCACCCATTCCACTGTGAACTGTACAGTAATAATACAGAGTAGGGGCATCTGCAGCTACTACTATTCGAGTATACGCACCCGCATTACCCGGTGTTCCCGAAGTAGTCACACCTGTGGTATATTCCGATCCACTTCCATGTGTTCCATCTGAAGTAGTAGAGAACCTAAATGGGTGACCGCTGTTGCTGGCGTCTGCTTGGTCAAATGTATATGTATAACCTCTAATCAGCGTCAGCGCAGGCTGCGCGGAACCATCCATGTTATACTTGTTACCAGAACCTGCGTTAGCCACTGTAACTGCGATGGTTCTACCCGCCTGTACTGTAGCTCTAGCTCTGTACCCTGTAATTGTTGCGGGAAGCCCCGCATACGTTGGAGCGGTAAAAGACACTACGGACTGCGTATTACCGTTAGTAGCCGAAACAGATGTCGGTGCACCGGGAACTTTGTAAAATCCCAAGTCGTTGTATAGAATTTGGTTTTGTGACCATTTACCTGAAAAATTAGGCATTAGACATCCCCTGTATTAGTTGAAGGAAACGACCTAGTAGCACCGGGCCAAATGATGCGAACACCGCCCGGTGCGCCTTTCATGGCGGCGGCAACGGAAGTGCCGGGTGTGGATGCACCGCCGCCTGCGTAACCGACATTGCCTTGAGTGCCGCCAGAACCTGCTTGGTTTATTCCTCCAGATGTACCTTCACCTAAAAGGCCAACACCGCACTGCGCAGACCAATCTGCTGCCCCGCCAGCGCCACCACCGGAGCCTCCAGATGCGCCAATATTGTAAGAACCTCCTGCGTGCCAAGTGCCGCCCGTTCCGCCGTTACCAGAATACCCCGCAGCGCCACCGCCAAAGGCCCACCAAGACTGATTGTTCTCGTTAGAACCGCCTAAGCCACCTGTTCCACCACCGTCTGCGTTTGATTTAGTGCCTCCGGGTCCACCGTAGTATATGCCGCTGGGACCGTTACCGCCTCCAGTACCACCAGTGGCGTATACTACGGCATTAAAACTACTACTCCCCCCATTTTCCGCTTCGTTTACGTTTCCTATAACTTCAGGGATACTTGAACTGCTGTGATAACCCCCTCTACCACCGTCACCGACGACGACCTGATAGTTATTTCCAGCAGTTACGCTAAGATTATTTTTGTAGCCAAGACCACCGCCGCCACCGCCGTTACCACCTGTGCGGCTTGCTGGGTAAGTATTAGACCCGCCGCCGCCACCAACTGCGACAAGGGAAACAGAAGTTACCCCGGCTGGAGCGACCCAAGTGTATGTCCCTGCAGTAGTGTACGCTGTTTGACCTTGTGCAATTCTAGTTGCGTTAATAGAATTACTGACTGCGCTGGGGCCAAAAGCGTTGTTGGCGACAACCGTAAACGCATACGTTGCGTTTATGGTTAACCCTGTTACTGTAATTGGGGAAGCTGTGCCCGTTGCTGTAGATACAGCGCCCGAAGAAATGTTTTCTGCAAAAACAGTGTATTCTGTAATACTTCCGCCGCCTGTATCAGAAGGAGCTGTGAAAGTAACTACGCCGCCTGCATCTGCAGAATCTAACGTGGGAGCATTAGGTACTTGGATCGGGTCATAGCCCGGGCGAATATAGCCACCAATTCTGTCACTCATGTTATTAACCCTTTAAGAGATTAACTCATAGCTCACACTAAAAGTCAGTCCATTTGCCGTGCCACACGTTACCGCGATAGAATTGCCTTCTTCTAGGTATATTGCTGTAGATTTATCAACAACAACCAAACTTGCGTCTGCCGGAACAGAAATAGTGGAAGCTATTGGGTACGCCGTCCCTCCAGAAGGTGCGGAACCTTGAGCTACTGCGCCGTTTGTGTAAACGTCAACACTGCAATTAACTGCTGCACTGCCGTTCTTGTTTGCGGCGACAATTTGATTGATTTTCATCACTGTGCCACTGTTTGCCGCATTCGGCAAGAGGACAACGGAACTTGTTCCCGTAGGACTTAGATATGTAGTTTTGCCGTAAATAGTCGATACAGCTACGATATTAGGATTGGCCATGTTTTTTCTCCTTTAGAATCGACGGTTTAACCGAAGACCATTGCCATTGCGATTGCTTTACCCGTCGAAATCCCAGCGGACCCAAACGAAATGGTTCCACTGCCGTTAGTAACCAAGGCTTGGCCGTTTGAACCATCCGATGTCGGTAGTGTAAGCGCGGTTACAAAAGCCTGCAAGTTAGCGTCATACGCCAAGACATCTGATCCAACTGCTACGCCTAAGTTTGTGCGGGAAGTGCCCGCGTTTGCGACATCTGATAAGTTGTTAGCAGCAGCTAACGAACCGCCAACTTGTCCATCTACGTATGCTTTGATGGATTGTTGTGTAGCTAGAGATGTAGCGCTGTTAGACCCCATATTGTCTTCGTCAAGAATACTAGCAATAGTAACCGTACCCGCAACAGTAAGACTTGTGCTCGCCGCAAGAACAGTAGCTGTCGCCGCCGCGGGAGTTGTAGCACCGATAACCACACCATCTGCGGTACCGCCGTTTATATCAGCCGTTGTAAGGACCGCTGAAGGAACCGTTATGACCCCTGTGCTGTTTGCAATCGTAGCCGCCGCAGTGCCGTCGTTAGCTGATATGGACCCGGTTTCGATGTCCGTAGCGTTGACTGTGTCGTCTTTGAGTAACACGCTATCAATCGTAACACCGGAACCTGCGGTAGTCTCATCAATGGTATTTGTAGTAATCTTCTGCCCGTTAGCAACGACAATGTTATTACTGCCAGATGTGTTACCGTTAGCTAGAATCTCGGCAAGTGTGTCAGCTCCACCAACTTGCGAAGCCACATAAGCCTTAATAGATTGTTGTGTGGCTAAGGAAGTAGGGCTGTTAGAAGCCATATTGTCTTCATCAAGGACCGCGGTAACCGTCGTGCTAGTACCCAACTGCAAAGAAGTCGTATGCGTTAGAGCTTCTACGACGTTTGTACCATCACAAAACAAGAACGTGGTACGCCCATTAGGAATAAGAACACCAGACCCCGCAGCGGTCTTTACTGTAATGCTTTGCCCAGTCGCGTTCTTCGCAATGTAAATCTTAGAGGCCGTAGGACAAATAACCGTACCTGCGCCAGACAGCGATGTACCTGTATCCGTCAACTCAAGCATGGCGCAACGGGATTCAGAAGATGTGCCGTTCGCTGTAGTCAGCGTATGCGAGTTTGCGGACCATGTATTGATAACCGCGCGACCAGCAACGGCCTGCTCGACCATTGAAGTAATGTTGTCGTTTACGACATCACCCCATGTGCCGCTGAGTTCGCCCTGAACTGGCAAAGCGAGTTTAAGTATCGGTGAATATTGTGTTGTCATATTTCAGTCCTCATGCGGCTATGTCTTGCCAGTTTGGATTTTGCGTTTCAGATACACCAACCCACGAGGGGGATTGTGCACTGGCGATAGATGTCCAATTCGGGTTCTGAGTATCATCAACCTCACTCCATACGTTGGTGAAACCAATAACCCCAGTAGCTGCAAGCCCTATAACAGGTATACCTGTGTTAGCCGATGCGACTACGTTACCAAGTTTTGCGTTCCCTTGCAATCCCGTAACTGATACAACAATTCCGAGAGCTATAAACGTGTCTCCCACGTCACCCTCGGCTTCCACACCTGTCGGAGATACTGTTACACCCAGCGCCAGAGATACATCGCCTATAACGCCGTCAGCTTCTACGCCTGTGGCCGCAACATTGGCTTCGGCGTCTACTGTAAGGTTACCTACAGCGCCCCCAGCTTCTACTCCCGCGGGTAGGCCCGTAGCGGACGCGCGTACATCTATCCGTAACGGCGCGCCCCAAGAGTCCTGTCCCCAAGAACCAGCGCCCCAAGGCTGAGATTCACCCAAAGCAGCTACGGCTTCGACACCTGTAGCCACTATATTTGATACTGCGGCTACGACAACATTGCCAACCGCTCCCGCTCCAGCCACGCTAGTAACTGGATGATTAGCTTCACCGTCTACAATAGCTGTGCCAATACCTCCGGCACATTCGACTCCTTGCGGCAAGCAAAACGCTGCGGCGTTCACGCTTACTCTTAGAGGAGTTCCCCAAGAACCTTGCCCCCAGTAACCGTCACTCCAAGGTTGATCTTTACCAATAGCGCCTTCAGCTTCGACACCTGTGACGAGAACAACAAACTGGTCCTCTCCCCAAGCAGTCTGACCCCAGCTACCTTCACTCCAACCGGAATACAACGTAGCAGTAGGGTTCCCCGCCCAAGAGTTCTGACTCCAAGCGTCCGCGCCCCAAGGTTTATCGGTATTAGACATATACTACCTTATGGAGTAGCGATGCGTACGATAGCGTTAGTAGCATCGGATGCTGGGAATTGAACAGTAAAGTCGCCTGTAGTAGAAGTTTTATCTCCTCCAAAATCCAACACTGCGACCGCCGGGTTGCTTCCGCCAACCTTATAAATCAATGCGCCCCGCGCTGTAATCGTAGCATCAGACCATGTGGTATCTGCAAAATCCAGAAACGCTGTTGTGCCTGAAGAAGTTGGGGCCGCAGCGATCACAAGGGTATTGCCCCCTGCAGTGTATCCTGTACCAGACACTTCGTTTGTCGTCGTGTACGCTGTTGTAGCTGCGCTTAACGTAGCGGAACTGGTAAACAGTGCGATCTTAAAGGTTTGTGATGTGTCACTGCTAAAATCCATCTCGCCGCTCAAAAGCGCGACTTTGAAGGATGTACACATTGCTTGAGTAATTGCCATTTTGGCCTCCTTAACTTACTGGGATTCGGAACTGGCCCGAACGATATGCGTCTTCACGTAATTTGCCGTCTCCGAGACTCTTTAACAGCGTTATTGATTGCAGGTACATTTTCTCATACATTGCAACAATATCCGGCTCACCCTTCATAAATCGTATCGCTTCGATAAGCGCACCGTTAAGTAGAGCAGAATCAAACTCGTCCCCAAGCCATGTATTGTTAGCCACAACGATGGATTGAGGATAGTATCCATAATGTAACTCCATTGAGTAGGAGCTGTCTGGGGTAGGTCCGAGGATAATTGTGTCGTCGTCAAAGTAAGCATAATGTTTTGGTAACCCCGCTGATGTTGGATTAGGGTACGCTTCTCGCATGAAGTTGACATCTTTGTTAAGGAGGTAGTGATACACACCACTACCGTCGATCACAGCAAGGCTGTAGCTATACAAAAAATCTGCGGGCGAAGACAAATACTTGTTGCTAGCCGTTAACGTACCCGTCACGTTTCTACGCAGCGCAGGTATTTGCACTGTGTTGTAAATCTTTTGTTCAGCCTGCTGTGTGAACATAGCGAGCTGGTCATCTGTGAAAGAGTTCTCACAGATGTCTTCGATGTTAGTTTTCAGCTCGGTATAGTTCATAGCTTACCCCATTGGCCCGCGAGCCATAAGACCCTTTGTAGCTGCACCCGTCCCACGGACTTTAATGCCTGTAGTCTTCACACCCTTCATGTCAGCTTTCGGCGCGCCCTTAACAGGTTGAACACCTTTAGCCTTGATGACCTTGGGTTCTTTCATATCGAATACTTTCATCTCATCACTCCTATGTTATACTTACGGTAACTTGGCCGATCTGGCCAGTTCCTACTAATGTGTTAGGCGCAAGCCCAAAAGGGTCTCTGCCGCCACCTACGGGATTCCAACCCCATTGAATGCCCCGAGAACTGGTATCCCCCGAAGGACCAAGGCTTTGATCCACGCGTGGAGAACGAACAGCCTGCGGGTCATTGACAGGAAACTCTCCCAAACGCAGTTGTGGTTGATCGGGATTCCAACATTCGGGGCAAGCCTTTACATTTGTATCTCTACCCTTAACAAAAAGGTTGCGTAGTTCCCGTAACTTATACTGAAACCCACACACATCGCAGAGCGCAATGACTTTTTGAGAAGATGCGTACTTGTTGCTCATCAGCGAATCCTAGCTATTCTAGGAATAAGTTCGTACGAAGTTTTTTCTCTGTCTTCACCTGCGGCCAGTTCATACTGCTCATCGTATACTGCTTTTAGCATAGGAACACGATCAACCAACTCAGGCACCTTCATAGCAATGTAATACGCCAGTCCAGCTACAAGGCAGGGGAAGAACCGGAAATTCATATCGGCGGTCTGTACACCAGACCCAGCATCCTCCACACGGCGCATACGCCAATAATACAGTACGTAGTCGTCGTTGTTCGGTACAGGCCACACGTTTGCATGCGGTGCATCTCTCAACCGTTCTACATATAACTGAATTGGACGCCCTTGTGTTAATTTGTTAGGTATAGCCGCGTACGTACTTACGCTGATTCGATTTATAGTAAGATCAGATTGTGTGCTCGCGTTACCACTATTGGTACGTATTTGGTGTTCCAACACATCAATGGTATCGGCTGGTAGAGCGTACCTAGAAGTACCTTTTGTTAAGGTGATGGTGCCAGAATCAATAGTCCACATGTTGATGCCGCGGTTCTGCCACTCGATTGTCATCAAATTCATGGACCGTCTAGCTGTACGCAAGTCATAACCAGACCGCATCTCACGGCCCGCGCGTTCCCATGCTTCTTCCGCAATCTCGGTGAAGTCCATGTTAAACGCTGTAGTGCCTGATGTGGCCATAACAATCTCCTAAGTGTACAACGTAGCTTTGCGTCTAGCTTCCATGACAGCCCCACACCCACGAGCAATATCACGTTTGCGGCGAGCTAATCCGCCACCTGCCAGCTTGACTGTAGCAGCTTTCGTGTTTTTCACTACAGTCTTACCTTTAGCACCTTCGCGCTTCTTTTTCTTCGCCGTAGTAGCACGTTCGCCCTTGCTCAGACTACTCGCTTTGCTTCGAGGCAAACACCGATCTGGATTTTTCTTGTCTTTAGAAGTGCCGCACTCGCCTTTGATTTTCCCATCGGTACCGATGCGAACCCACTTTTGATCTCGCCACTTCTTCAGCTCACCCATTACGATTTCGCCTTCTTGCCTTTGCTACCCTTAGCATAGTTCGGGTCTTTGCAATATTTAGACGCCGCCATATTTGCATACGCGGAAGGATATGTATCAAAAGTACGTTTAGCCCACGACTTACCTTTTGCGCATATCTTTCCGCCTGATTTGTAATACCTACGCATCAGCGCATCTTACAAACTTTGCCGCCACGAGCCATGCCGTAACCGCGAATCTTGCCGCCTTTTTTGTAGCCTTTCTTCATCATGCCGCCAGCTTTTTTCTTAATCACGCCGCGACCCATTAGAACGTCCTTCTGCGTGACTTTGCCATCGCCACTAAGATCAGGCATTTTACCGCCAGCTTTGTAGCCTTTCTTAGTCATGCCGCCAGCTTTGTAGCCTTTCTTAGTCATGCCGCCAGCCTTCATCATAGGCATTGCTTCGTCTGCACGACGTTTTGCAGCGCGGTTGCCGCGTTCAATCGCTCCCGCTTCTTCAGGAGTAACTATAGTGTTGGGGCGTGCTTTAGGTCGTATAGACGACATAGGGGCGTTACTAGCCGCTTTCTTTTTCTTCATCATGCCCTTGGGGCGTGCTTTAGGTCTCATCATTGTCGGCATCCTTATATAGGTTGTTAAACACGCGGTCTGTATCCCAGACGTAATCTACGTCTTCTTTAGAACCGTACGAATGTTGATTTGGCTTGAAGTCTGGGGCACCTTGGCCTGTTTCAAACCACGCAGGGTGCGTAACGCGGACCCGGTTATTTGGTAGTGCTACTATGTTACCTGTATACTCTCCAGCATCTAGCAATTCAAGCACGTGGCTTTGCTTATGCTGCGCTGGGTCATCAGCCACTTCATTATCAGTGTAATCTACGGTAAAATAATACTTGGCGGGGTAAAACTCGCCATCTACTTTGGCTATCCACGGCGCAGGAGACGCGCGTTCTATCTTATATACACTGTGCGTATGAGACATGCAGTCCCAAGGCTGCGCTAGATAAGCAGGAAGCTCCGTGGGCCATTCTTCAAACGGAGTATCGGCAACAAGCGCCGTAAGTGGTAGACGTGCCCACATAGCCCCACCATGAACATTAGGTTCATCGGTATCATCAGACTCACATCCAGTGAATATCACTTGGAAGCTCAATGTCCGGTTAGGCATCGTGGTTACAGCTACAACCATGGCGTGTAAAAATTCTCCGTGGTAACCTTCTAAATTTTTCGTATACTCCCTCCGCACCCATGCTTTGAAATACGGAATACTACTTGTTAGGTAAGGCATTAAGTTCCTTTTTTCGTTTTTTCGCTGCCGCCTTCTTACGCTCTTGCGATAGTTTAGAAGGAGACGATTGAGTTTGTTTCTGCATCTGCGTACGACTAATAGCCATCTAACAATTCCACTTCCGTAAGCTCTTGTTGATACGACTATCAGGATCGTTCGCGGTCTTTGCGCTTGTATTGCGCTTCTTCATACCCTTCATACGGGCGCAAAAAGACTTCCGACGGTTAGCCGCCTTGGAGCCTTTTTTAAGTTTACTGGGTTTAGTAGTCACCGCAGTCTTGAGCTTACTGCCGGGATTAGCTTTCCGATAGCTTGCAACGCCTTTAGCATTGAGGCCACCGGACTCGCTTTTACCCTCTTTGCGGGTCCACGCAGGAGACTTCTTAACGGAGCCGCCTGATTTGTAATAACTCCGCATACCGCACCTCTAGCTATAGAACACTGTCATAGCGCTGATGTTAGTCATCGCTGTGATAAGCACGTCATCTTGGCACCGTATACCATAATCTGGGATGTTAACGGAGTGAGAATCAGAAGCTAGAAAGTCAAGATCAAGAACAGTACGACCACTAGAGCCATCTTTGATGGTAAGTCGAGCGGCCCCACCTGAAGTGGTAAGTACCTGAACCTGTCGAATACGAGCTGGACCTACACCCAACGACGCTGCCGCAGTAACTCGTTTCGACTGCACGTCTGAATTAGCCATGCGTTATCCCTTCTTTTTTGAAGGACGGCCACGCTTTTTAACGGATTTATCTTCCCACGCCTCGTTTACATCAGGTGTAGAAGGATCATCCGCCTTTAGCGTCCCGTTCTCATTGCGGGCACGAACTTTCTCGACGCCGATGCCCCGAGCTGCAAGTTCTTCCTTAGAAGCTGGTTTGAATCTACTCATAACCTAGCTCCTTATGATGCTGCGATTGTGGCACCTGTGTCAGAACGCTTCCAGTTTGTTCCGTCAGAGAAAGCCAAAATTGCGGAACCTGCGGCACCGTTTGAAACGTACACGATAGTACCTGCTCCAGCATCGGAGGCTGAAGGTGCGTTTGCTACTGTGTAAGTTGGAACAACAATATCACCAATAAAGCCGTTGGTGGAGGTCACTGGACCTGAAAATGTAGTATTCGCCATGAATATGTCCTCACATGCGAGTTAAGTGAATCTGTCTGCATGTCGTCAGTCGGGCCTGTCAGATTCACGGGGTGTTCCCGATTGCTAACAATATACCACTGCGTAACGTAATATGTCAACAAAAAGAAAGGGGCCACCGAAGCAGCCCCTCTTTATTACGATGCCGTCCAGCTTATGCGCCGGGGGAACCGAAGATACCCAGTGGGTCAGATACACCGAAGCTGTAACGCTCACGATCTTTGTAGCGGCTGTTGCCAGTATCAAAGTCAGCGTCCATCGAAGTAGCCATTGGGCTACGTGTGAAGTGCTTCAAGCCGTTTGGAACGTCAGTCATCAAGAACCATGCGTTGTTGTCTGTCAGGTAGTGGTTGACAGTGTAACCTTCAGGGATTGACCCGTTGTTACGCAGTGCGTTGATGTCGTTGTCTGCTGTGCCTACACGACCCTCGGTATCCAACAAGCGTGTTGCAACGAATTGCAGTGCTGGTGGGATAACCAATTTGCGTGGTTTAGCGGCGATCAACAAGCTACGCTCGTCAGTCCAACCTGCAATCTGAATAACAGCCGCTTCCAAGGAAGTTTCGTTAAGGTCAGCCGCAACTGTTGGACGGTTCGAGTTTGATCCACCAGAAACAAGTGGGTGCGCTGTTGAACACAACGGAACACCGTCACCGTATGTGGTGCCTGCAGCAAACGCATTGTTCAAGATAGACGCAGCCTTAACTTGCTTGGTGTACGCCATCGCACGAGCAAGTGCTTTAGTATAACGAGACGACAAGGAGTCATACAAGTTATCCTCAATAGCTTCCTCAGTGATTGAGAAACCCATTGCCACTGTTTCGTGTGTATAGCGAGCGGACCATGCTTCTTGCGCATTGTCGTACTCGATTGCAGAGCCTTCGTCTTTGACTGGGGCTGCTGAGAAACCGGATAATTTGGTTTCTTCCTCAAACGAACGATCTGAGGACTCTGTTTCAAAAATTTCGGCGTGTTCTTCACCGTATTTTGCGTATTCCATTCCGAACAATGCGTTCAGGCCGGGGAGCAGCTCTTTAAGTAGCTGGGCGCGTGAAATAGCCATGTTTTATTCTCCTTATACGCCAGTTGCGTTCTGATACTGGTGCATTCCCCAGTTGAACTTAACAACCAGCTCGACGTACGTGTCTGCAGCGGTTGCTGTCTCGGCCACTACGTCGATGACGCGGATTGGCAGAGTGTTCGTGGTGGCTGCTGAAGTCGAAAGTACAGCGACCTTCGAGTTCCCAGTTGCGGTGGAACCTGCATTTTGAACAAGTGCTACGTTGTTACCTACAACAGTACGACCTACGCCAGCGATTACGGTTGTGCCAGACACAACAGCAACTTTATAAAGCTGGTCAGGATCATCTGCTACGTAAGCGACAATATCACTAGCTACGGTGTTTGCAGGAAATTGTTGGCTATACAATTCATAACCCAAGTTAGGGTCAGTATAGCGACAACCGAGGAATACACCTACGGGAGTTGCAGTTGTAGTGCCTTCGTCTTTTTCAAGCGTGCCATCGGCAACTAACTTCACAAGGTCTCCGTTAAGAAGGTTTGTGTCGTAGCCTGAAGCGACAGGGATTTGACGAGTTGCCCCGGCAAAGACCTGTCCACCGACCAAGTTGATCGGTTTCAGCCCATAGGGGGCGTCAACAGTAGGATAAGCCATTTTAAGCTCCTAAGATTAAGTTCCTTTACCGAAAGTAACCTTCGTTTTCCGTTCATTGAACAGGGGCATACGAGGATCATTTTCTCTCATAAGGTTGTTATCTACGGAGTGCATCTGAGACTTTGCTTGGGACGAATAATATTCGTTCCGCTCTTCAACTAACTCCTTTGGAGCCTTACAGAGCATCAAACCACCAATAACTACGTTGTCCTTAAAGCGTTCTTGCTCAATGGCAACCATTGTAATTTCTGGATGATCTGTTGCCTTTACAGGCTCCCAACCTTCTCTAAGTTTTGAAGAAACATTGGTGGCGTCTACTTGACCCTGCGTGCTGACGCGGACCCAGTGATAGTCGTACCCAGCCTCGGGCGTCGGAGATGGAAGCACCTCTGGACGAGTCCAAGACTTTTTGCGAACTGTACGTTCACGAGTTTCGAGTTCACGATTAATGCGATTCTCAGCCATTTTGTTTCCTCATATCTATTGCAACCTGTTTGGCGTATTGTTCGGGTGTCAACCCTAACCGTTTGGCAATCTGGACCTGTGTACGTGTCAACGTCACTTTCTTGGGTGCTGTGCTCCGCGTTGCGGGGGCGACCACTTGGGCCTTTTTACGCTTCGGTTCGGCATCCTCGAAGTTATCGGGGAAGACCTGACGCATACGAGAATCAATCGTCTCGTAGTATTCATCACTCTGTGGGCTTACGCCCTGTTTGACAAGTTTGTTGTGCAACCCCAGCGCCAAACTTGTCATTTCATCGTCGCTGCCAAACCATGAATTAGTCTGTTGCCAATTCGCGGCCCGTTCATCGACTTGTACTGCCGGGGCGGTCTGTTCTACCTGCGTTTGTACAGGGGTTTCTGTCTCCTGTAAAGCGGGTAATTTGAAGTTTGCTAACCTATCGGACTTAATCTTAGCATTGGTTAGCTTTTCTTGTGCTTCGAGAACAGCGTCAGAATCACCAGATTCGTACGCATCTTTATACGCACGTTTGGCTCCCTCAGTCTCAATCGCGGCATTTTTCTTTGCCTGCTCAAGTAACGCTGTCTGATTCTTATTAACATTACCCTTTAGCTTTTTATTTTCTTCCATAAGCGTTTGGGTAACGCGCTCAAGCTCCTGACTTTGACGGACAGCCTCTTCTTTAGCTCTACGCTCATCATGGTAGCCCTTGCTGAAATGCTGTATACGCTTCCGAACCTTGTCTGAATAGTCTTCCAACTCTTCGTCAGTGACATCAGTCGGCGGCTCTGACGCTTTACGACCACGATCAGCCTTCGGCGTATCGTCAACAACTTCAACTTCAAAGTCGTCATCGTCAGTATCCACTTCACCTTCAGGTTCAGGAGTGTCATCTGCTCGAAAATCATCCGCGGTCTTTTTGCCAGAGATGTCGATCTCCACCGCGCTAGACTCTTCGATAGCCATTTTGTTGTCATCTTCACCATCGGGAAACTCAAACTCTACTTTTTGAAATGCCATATCTATGCCCTCTGAATGCCGCTAGGATCGGTTACAACGGCTTCTACTGAGTCATCGTTCATCAAACGATACTCTACACCGCCAATGGTAAAGCGTGTTCCTGAGTTCATACGAAACATCACGAAGTCACCCTCTTTACACCAAGCTCCATCGGGAAAGCGGTCTTTGTCCGCATACGCCCCGTCGCCCATATCAACCACCAAGCCAATAATAGACATAATGTGGTCTTGAGTTTTGGCTGTTTCAGTTTTTAGAATAGACGTTCCTGCTACGGTCTCTTCCGGTTGTGGTAACGCAACAAGAAGACGGTAGCCAACGGGTTTTGGTAATTGTAGTTCTAGTTCAGCATCGCTGATTTTAACTGTTTCTTCAGTCATCATCGTTTTCCATATAGTTTCGCGCAAGGTCTTCAACATACGATTTGCTGGCTTCGAGACCCCGAATTAAGCCAACAACTTCCCTATAACTCGCGTAATCTTTAGGCGACCCCGCGGTTAGGAAACTCTGTGCAGACGAGATGTCCCCGTCGATTTTATCTTTCAGCACGTCAAAGACGGTTTTAGCCATGGTGTGTTATGACTCCTTCTTAGGTGTTTGCTTCTGTGCGTTCTGCATCATGCGAGCCAGCTCAAGGTCAACCTTGTTCTCCTCCACACGTTTAGCGGTCATGTCCCGCACACCTTGACGCTTGGCGTCAATCGCTAACTCAGCCTTGTCCACGTTGATCTGTTCTGACGCAATCTTAGCGTCGATCATCATCTTCTGAGCTTTGAGCTGTACTTCTGCTTGCTTGATCTGCGCGTCAGCCTGATCGTTTGCGGCTTTACGCTGCTGTTCTGCTTGTTTGATCTGCAGCTCGGCCTGTTTCATCTGGATGATCGGGTCTTGCTGCTGCTGTTGAGCCTTCTGCTGCGCTGCCTGCTGCTGGTTTGCCTGCGTAAGTTGCTTGCCTGCGTCTGCGACCAGACGTGACAGTTGTACTTCCATATCCTCGTCCATCTCCTCGTTCGGAGCGGGTAGTGGTACACCCAACTTCTCTTCGATTTTCGTGCGATACGCAAACCCAAGGTGTTCGGCAATATGCGCCTGTAGTGAGGCCATGATCTGTTTTGCCTGTGGGTTCTGCCCGATCATCTGCATCATCATCGGGTCTTGCATGAACGATGTATGTGTGGCGATATGCGCTTCGTGATCTTGATAGATAAACGCTTTCATCGGCTTGCCGACCAGCGCGTCCATGTTCTCGCTGATTGGGTCCGTAGGCTTCGCATCGTCCTTCGTAGGCACGAGCTTGTCTGCGTTCTTCACGCCTAGCACTTCTATCATCTGACGATGTAACTGTGGTAGGTCATAAATCTGTGGAGCCTGCGCTGACATCTGAAGAACAGTTTGGTACTGAACTACCCGTTGTGCCATCGTAGAGTTGTTAGGGTCGCTCACAGGGATCACATCGACCATCATGTAGTCAGCACGCTTGGCACTCACTTCGCCTCTGTGTGGGACGTACGCGTACTCTGCGGGGGCATACTCCGCCATGATAGCCTTGAGGAGCTTGAACTCCTGCTTCATAGCGTAGTGCACACGTGCTTGCACCGCGGCCATAGGTTTGAGTGTGCGTTCCAGCAGTGCCAGTGTTGTGCCCACAGGAGCGTTAGCGGACATGTCGGAGATGTCCATATCGCTGATAGCGCCCAACCGACGACCTTCGGTAGTAATCTGGTTCAATAGGGCTAGGAGCGTCTGTGAAGGCTCCTTATAGGGTAAAGGCATAATGTTGTCACGGATAGACCCTGACGGTACATCTACGTCCTTAAACTCGCCCGGGTTGATCGGCTCGTCGTCCCCCTTGATACGTAGTCCACGGGACTTTAGCCCTCCCGGGAGGTTGGAGAGCGTACCAGCATCAACGAGCTGACGTATCAAGGAAGTTCCGGCACGGGCATATCCACCAATAATATGGATCAATCCGAGGCCATAGAACCCGAATCCCGGCACGTATACATAGTGGACGAAGTGCTGGCGCTTGAGAGTAAGAGGGTCACTCTCCTCGTAGTTTCTACGGATAGCCAGCACTTCGCCACTTCCACGCTCAATAGTGACAACATATGGGCGAGCAATCCCAGCGTCGTCATCAACACCATCAATTAAGAGGTCAGCGTGTATCTCGTAAATAGCATAACGATCATCATTTGTAAGAGAATATCCACCATCTTCAGCTTTTTTCTCTTCAATATCAGTGTGGTAAGGTTCTGGCTCCCCAAGGTCTACATCTCTATAGAACCCTGCGGCTTGTAACTTCTTTAATTCGTTCTTTGTCTTACGCATTACGTGCGTTACACGCTCTGCGGACTCGATATTTGACGCACCATAGGGCACAATCACGTCTTCTGCAGAGATATAAATAGCCGTTTGACGACCTAAATTAGGGTCAAAATACACCTTTTTGAAGGCCGACCCGGCCAAACCAAGGCTGTATAACATTCTTTCGTGCTCTGGACGATACTCAATCATATTCTCAGTGAGTTCGTAGTTCATATCAGCCTTGACACGGCCTGCTGCTTCTTCCTTTTCCTTGGTTTCTTCACCAAGAATCTTTGTTTTTACTGGACCTGCGGCGGGAAACGTCTCCGTCATAGCCTCTGCTTGGAACCGAATGGCTGCTTCCGCTAAAACTGTGGAGTTAACCCCACATGCGCCTTCCCATGGGTCCATACGTTCTTCGTATTTGAAGCCCAACACGTCCAGACCTTTAACAAATGTGTCCGCCCAGTCTTTACGACCGTCAATATCTGTCTCGACTTGGCCTACAAGCTCGCCAGATAACTCATTTAAATGTGACTCATCAAGGGCTTCGGCTAGGTTCATACCAAACTCGGTAAAATCCATCTCGTCACCGGGGATAATGGTGATCTCCATGCTACCGTCATCTAGTGTGACCGACTCTGGGTCAACGATCTCAATCTCTAAGTCGGAGACATCCATCTCTTCTACGCCGTCCAGCCCGCCTTCGAGGTCATCCTCAAAGCCTTTTGGTGCTGCGTATAATCCTTTTTCAATAGCCATAGCTAAATCCCCTAATAATACCCGCCTCGACGCTGTTTAAAGAACCGCTGTTCTTCAGGCTCATCGGAAGGCAACCGAATAAACCCTCCCTGCCGAAAGCGCATAAGGGCCATCACCGTGGAGTCTACAAGGTCATCATTACTCATAAATGGAAATCCTGCAATCTCTTCGACAACTTCTTCAGCCCACCGTGTCTGCGGCACCCACACAAGTTCGGACGCAATTATGTCCGCTACAGAGTTGAGACGTGCCGTTTTGTCTCCCGACCCCCTGTGAGGGGTATACTCTGATACTGGCAAGCCCATACGCCGCATCTCTTGATACAAGGCTACACCAGAGCTTTTCTTCTCCACAATGAACGAATCTGGTTCCCAGTCTTGGTACTCTTCCATTGCAAGTTGTTTAAGCTCTGGGAACTCCATACGCTGTTTGATACTATTTAACAATATAATATTGTACGCGTTGGTCTCTTCGTTCAAGAATACACCCCATGTGGTAAGGGCTGTATAGTCTGCACGGTTATGTCTCTCGGCTGCGGCGTCAAGCGACATGATAATATACTCACAGGACGGAGGTTGCTCATGCGTCCACTCCTGCCACCACTCTCGTTTGACGATAGCGGCTTCTTCTGCGGTAGGTTTTTGCTGATACTGCGCATTCCACTGGAACGTAGGCATCGACGCCTTGGTACGTAGAAGAGCTTCCAAATCGAAGAACTCAGGCCACAGAGGCTTCTGTACTTCTTTCTTCGTCTTCTTGTTACGCACTTCTAGTATAGCTGGGAACTCAACCACCTCATACTGATCGGAGCGTTCGTTCTGTGTCATGTCACGTACAACACGACCAGTCAGGTCATCCATATGCCAACGTGTCTGTATGATAGCCACACGGCCCCCGGGCATCAGACGGGTACGAGCACCGAAGGTGAACCACTCATATGCCTTCTCAAAGACCTCAAAGTTGCCGTTGATAACATCTTGTTCTGAGTGTGGATCATCCACAAGTAACAAGTCAGCACCACGGCCTGCGAGTGCAGAGCCAATACCGCACGCATAGTATTCTCCTCCCACATTGGTGTTCCACCGTCCCGCTGACTTACTATCAGACGCAAGCTGCACGGTGGGAAATATCGACCTATACTCGTCAGTAGCAATCAGGTTACGGACCTTACGCCCAAAATCTACAGCGAGATCAGTAGTATGCGAGACCATCATAACTTTTTTGTCTGGGTTTCGCCCTAAAAACCACGCCGGGTAGAAGATAGAAACAAGCTGTGACTTGCCATGACGTGGTGGGATATTCACGCAAACGCGGTCTTTATCGCCCTTTTCAATGCCCATAAGCATGTTTGCCAGTATGCGGTGGTGTTTACCTACAATAAAGTCTGGCATCATCAGCTTGCAGAACTCGATTAGGTCGTCATACGCGCGTTTGTTGGTGCTTCTTGTGTGTAACTCGTCAACCATACGGTCAATTTCAGCTACTTCCTCAGTGCTGAACGCATCTAGGTTCGCCAACATGACCTCAATATCGGCCTCGTTGAAATCTAACCCTTCAGTCATCATCAAACCCAAATTCTTCGTCGGTATCTATCGCGGTAGCCTCTATAACCGTGGCGTCTTCTACCTCTGGGGGTGGGTTTACCAGCTTTGTGAGCTTACTACGCAGCTTTTCTTTGATGTCGTCGGTGGTTTGGTGCGTAATCGTCACCTCAGACTTCTCTGTAAACAAGCCTACGTCTGAAATCTTACCCAAAAGCTCAAGTGCACGCATCCGCACGCGAGGATCAGGGTTTTCGGACTCAATTATGAGCTTATTGGTCACTAGATTGCGCAGTTGTTTAGAAGATTCGACCACGGAATGGTTAAATTCGTCTATGATGTTGCTTGTTAGTCGGACAGACGCAGGTGTTAACATGGCTGCACGCTTGTTGGTAACTTTTTGGGACGTTTTATCTGGTGCGCTGGCATATGCAGTGGCTAAAGTAGCAGCAGCTTCCTTGTCGGCCTCATCTGGCTCAAGGTTTACGCCATGTTCTTCTAATTTATCCACGGTTTTACCCAACGCAGCCGTGCGTTCCGGTAGAGGTATGCTCTTAACCTCGTCTTCTAGGGGCACCCCTAGCTCGGGAATGGCATTCATTGTCATAGTACATCGCAGGTTGGTAACCGATAACGGAATAATAGGGTACAAAAAATTTTTTGACAAGGGTTTTGAAAAAGGGGTGGGGGGTTTTCAAAAAATAGCGATTTATTCGTGTGTATTAGTATTACTACACGTAACGCGGAGTCCCACATGACAGCGCGGGGGGTGGGGGTAGGGTGGTGTCGCGCCATGCTCGATTTAGGGAGTTCCCTAAATGGTATCCAATGCCATCCAATGCCATACGATGCCAAGCGATGCGGTTCTATCTATTGTCTAACATGTTATGGCATGGCATAAAGTAATTGTCAGCACGGCCATGAGGCGAAAATAAGTCTGACAATTTGGAGTAATACAATGTCTAATCTTACAATCAACGAGATCGCAATCAACGCAATCAAAAAAGCCTATACTGGCCGCTTTGGCGCAGAGGATAAGTTTGCAGAGCACATGGATGTAGCAAAGCAGCACATGCGCTGGACGGATGCGGTTGCGCCCACCAAGAACAACCTTGCCTCTGGCAAGTCAACGGCCACCAAGGAAAGCCGTGAGCAATTGGTGCAGCTCTTTACTGGCGTGCTGAAAAGCAAGAAGCGCGCCCATGACAGCGCAGCGGTTGGCGCAGAGATAAAGGATCTCAAGAACCAGCTCATGCTACGCCAAGAGCCTGCACTATACGCAGAGACTGGCGGCAACCTTGGCAAGATCGAAGCCGTAGAGGGTGGCAATGCGCAGGTCAAACCAAAGCCTGCCGACAAGACAGCCATTGAGATGCGCGATCAACTCATCACCAACGTCAAGAATTGGGTTGAGAAAAACAGCGTCGAGCTTGGCCAAGATTATACGCCAACACGCAAGGCGATACTCGCGGCAATGGAAACACTGTCAATCAAACGCTAACATCTTACGGGGTAGGGCTTCGGCTCTACCCCATTTTTTTATGTCCTATGATACCAGTATCCCGGTAGCGTTGCGCCTTACCTGTTGCGCATTGGCACGTTACGTGCTACCTATACACAGGCTCATACCATAACGCCCCCCTCGGCCCGCTTCGGCGGGTCTTTTTTTGTTTAGGGATTTCCCCATATAATATGATACCAGTAGCTGAGTAGCGCCACGCCACACCATGAGATGTCATGTACCAGTGGGGTTAACACACTACCCACTACGTTTAGGGATTTCCCTAAATGATCTGATACCAGTATCTGAGTAGCGGTGCGCCTCGCGCAAAGGCTAAGTGTCTGAAAACAAAGCAATGTATCATTTGTACCGTCCGTGTACCGTTGCAAATGGGGTCTAAGTGTCTGATATTAAAACAATGTAGCGTTTGTACCACTTTTATAAGTATATATATCTAACTTTTATTGAAGGGTAAAAGAGAGGGTCTTTCGCCTAAAAACCCTTTCAAGAATCTTGACATATCACTATGGTACAAGCGTGACTTTGCTACATCCCTTTAATATCAGTAGCTTACAGACACCCGTGGTGGTACATGATGGTACATACAACGTATACCCACCACACGATAGTTCTAAACACCCATTGACATTTCCCGATACTTGTGTTATGTTATATGTATGGTCGGACTTCTTCCCACCTGTTGGGGCTGTTCGCCCTACCCATTCAACCAACCATTTAGGGATTTCCCTAAATCAACCGGAGTAAGACAATGAACGACAACGAGTGCAACACCTGCGGTGAGATGTTTCCCATCAGCCGCGCCCGACTTGGTTACAACGTATGCCTAGTATGTGGCGACCTTGTAGCTGCAAGCCAACGTGCAAGCTGGTGCGTAGTGCCGCTTCCCAAACAAGGCTACACCCGCGTAACCAACAAGACTGACTTGTTACATCTAAACCAGAAGGGGCGGTGATATGGCTAAACGGTTTTTACTGTTCACATCGGCAACATACTACCCGTATGGCGGAATGGATGATTGCAAGGGTGTGTTCGCCTCGCTCAACGATGCTGTTGACCACGCGACTAGCTCTAATGGCTACAGCGCAACGGAAAATATGCACATTCTCGAAATAGGTGACGAGCTAACTGTTTGGGAATGTGACCGCACAGGTCAAGTGCTCGACGCCATATCCTTGGCTGACCATATCAAAACAAACGAAACTTAAACCATTTAGGGAAATCCCTAAACCAAACAGGAGAAAGACAATGACTGATACATACACAAACCCATTCGCCGCGCCAAGCGTAGCACCTGCACCATCAATCAGTTCCGCGGCAATGATCGTGGACTTCAACGCGTCCGTCTGGACTGCACGTAAGAAAGACAACAAGGCATCGGATGATGTCACTAGCATGAACGCGGCAGACAAGGGCGTGGCCAATGTCACTAAGAACTTACTAGGTGACTGTGACGAGCTGCGGGCCGTCCAGAAGTTCGCGGCTAACGTGCGCAATATACACTACAGCATGACAATGCCGTGGTCTGACAATGGCTCCCGACTGCTCACCACCATGCAATATTTCAAGTACAACGAGGTGATGACCGACCTACAGCAAGAGTTCTACAGGTTGGTCAACGAGTTCTTGAATGTGTACGACTGGAAGATCATGCAGTCTCAAGCCAAGCTGGGCGCGATGTTCAACCGCGACGAGTACCCAACGCGTGACAGTCTGCATGACAAGTTCGGGTTCCGTATGTCCTATGTACCACTGCCAGACAGCGGTGACTTCCGTATCGACATCGGCAACGAGGCCATGACGCAGATCAAATCGCAGTACGAAAGCCACTACACACAGGCAATTCAGACAGCCATGAACGACATATGGCACAAGCTGCACGATAACCTGACCAC